CGGGAACTACCCCTGGATACCAGAACCCTTTTATTCTCTCTCTGAACTTTCATTCGGAAGATAATGCGTTCATTACCCGTTGTGCGGATGTCATGAAGATGACTCTGCGCAAGTTCATGTTGCATTCGGGATATTCGTACCAGCGCAAGAATCTGGCTGTAGAACCGATCTGCAATCTCATGGGTAAGTTGGTGATTATCAGCGGAGGAAACACGAAGGGCAATGGAATGGACGAACTGGTGAATATGTCATGGGCGTCCTCCAACCTGCGTCGCATGACCTATACCGAAGCATCGCAGACATTCGATCACGAAGAGTTGATCGAATACAACAAGCGTAATATTACGCTAGTGGTTCCCGATATGACGTCCTCTGACGTGAAAAATAAGAATGCGGAAATCTGCTTTTCGTTTGGGTGCCAGTGGGTCGCTATGAATTACGGATCGCTGGATAACGCGATGGAACTGTATACCGGTCAGTTTATCTCGGGATCGTTTGCCATCAAGCCCGATCCCCTGCGTTACCAGCCCGTCACGTACAAGAAGCCCGAGCCACAGACGGCGGCCGTCTCGTTCCAGCCGAAACAGATTACTTCACCCATGTACGATTTCACAATAAAGTCTAACCAGTGAAACAAATGGAAGGTGGACGCTCAGCATGGTTAAAGGCAGTGATGGCCGCGAAGAAGCCCGGCATGTCGCTCGGCGACGCGATGAAGGCGGCGAAGAAGACGTACAAGAAGGGTGGCACGCTGATGGATAAGATGGGTCCGATGGGTGGTCGTCGTCGTCGTGGAACCCGCAGGCCGAAGGTCGGAGGAGTTGCGTATGGATTCACGGGCGGCCCCTACACCGGCTCTGACCTCCCCGATGGAATGTCGCGTTTCCCCGCGCTCGCGGACGCTACGTGGAAGGGTCCCTCTGAGCTGCTCGGAGGCCGCCGTCCTCGTCGTCTGACAAAGAAGCAGAAGAAGGCCCTGAAGGCCCTGAAGCTCGGTGGCGATGGCTCCCAGCTCGCCCCTGTCTCGACCGCCGGCGTGCCTGCTGAGCTGCCCTACGCCGAGCCGTCGGTTGCCACTCCGACTCCTCAGACGGTTGGACCTGTAGCCCCCGCACCTTCGGGGGGTCGCCGCAAGCGCAGCCGCCGCGGAACTCGTCGCCATTAGAGCGTAGAATAGATGTTCCGCACATCGTTCTCAATAGGAAATCGCGGAAAGTGAGTGAAGATTCCACCAATAAAACACGATAGAAATCCCCATTCGTGCGAAAAAGAAGGGACGTAGACCTTGTCAAACACGGGATCAACCTTGAAACACTCCTTCATAGTTTTTTTACAGTTTGCGATGAATGCCCAACACGGGTGATCATTACAGAGTGAAACTGGTCCTACATGCGCGGTGACGATTGCATGTACGTCAAGAACACGGGGAAGGGTAGAAAGAAGATCAATGTAAAGAGCCTCCATCTCGTCTCCGTCGGGGTCGGGAAGATCGATGATGACTCCGTCATAGGTATTGTTTGTAGACGACACGTAGGCAAGAGCATCGGTAAAAACCAGCGTCGTTCGTGGATCCACCAGAGAGCCCATGTTCTCAGTCAGATTTGTCTTCGCGAACTCCACGAAGCCGGAGTCCCAGTCGACTATTGTAATGCTTGTAGTACTCGGGAATTTGTACAGATTTCTCGCCGCCAGACCGTCCCCGCCCCCCAGAATCAGAATGTTGCGGCCCTGTTGAAACATGGGGGTCGTCAGTAGATAGTGATACCGATGCTCGTCCAGCGTCGAGTACTGGATCTCGCCGTCCATGATCAGCATCGTTCCGTGATTTAGGGTTCGCACATACTGGACATGGCTCTTGGACGTGTGAAAGTCGTGAAGTACAGCACTCACATCGTACTTCACGGTCTGTCCGTACTGGCTCTTTTCCGACATTGCTCTGATTAAAGAGGATAGCGCAATTCTTCCAGACGCGCTGGATATTGCTCGTCGTTTTTATTGTTTGATCGGGCTGTGAGTAAGTGCCTTCCATGATATAGGGAAATGAGGTTCGAGGAGTTCAACAATAGCACGGGCGTATGCCTGGATTTCCCGCTGGGCTCCTGGATCCGTTCTGAGGAGAACGAGGCGGGAATACGCGGCCAACGAACCTGTTTCCACGAATTCCGTATACATTCCCTGTGGCAGCACACACCGGGCAATTTCGGGGGCTACATTGTGTTCCAGTAGATGCTCGTAAAAGTTCACCATCCCATCGCAATGTTCCTTGATTTCCGACGACAGGATAATGGAGTTTTCTACGGGAGTGTCCATACTCCCCTGCTTAATCTTGGGATCGCGCGCCCTCAGATCTTCGGGGGAAGGCGTCCATACTTCGGCCTTGAAATCCACGTAGCGACGGGACACTTCGTTGCGGGCAAACCCGATCTGGTGACGGAACCATTCACGCGCCACAAAGATCGGCATCTTGATCCGCAGTCTGATCTGGGGATGGAAAAAAGGACTGTTGTGATTATGTTTCGCGAGGTAATTAATGAGCTTCTCATCGTTTGCGGAGAATTCGGTTGACTCCTTTGCAAACGATACGCGCGCGGCGTTGACGACGGTGAGATCCGCGCCAAAAACGTCTAGGACCTGGATACTCCCAATGCCATCAGACGCTGTCCACGACATTTGTATATATAAACACACTGTCTCTAATCTCGAACAAACTACCACATACTGATATCATCAATCTTGCATTCGCCTTCAGGGGCGGCATTCACCTTATCCACCTTCGCCTTGATCTGCTCGCGGTAATCCACGAACGCCTCTTCCTCGCCACCTTCGGGCAGACGCGTCTCGTCCAGCAGAATGTCGACGAACCCCGTACCGCACGGGGGCTTCTGTCCGAACATGATGTTCGCGGACACGCCCTTCATCGGATCGAACTCGGCAGCGACGGCCGCATTAAACAGAATCTTCGATGTCTCCTCGAACGACGACTTGGCGAGGACACCGTTGTCGTGCTTACCCATACCGAATCGGTTCACGCTCAGCAGGCGACCCTGATAGGTCATCGAGTCCAGCAGGACAGACATGTGATGGTAGTTCACATAGGCCTCCTCAAACTGCTCGGCAAACTCGTTGCACGTGGCCTGGCGAGCGGCCTCAATGCCGAACACGTCCAGAACCTCGTAGATATGGTTACTGAAACTGCGCGTGGTATCCACGATCTCGTGCCCCAGCAGCTCGAACAGATTGGCGCCCTCCACGTCCAAGACATGCTGCTTCTTGGAGATATAGCCGTTCACGGTATCGTCCCAGACCATCTCCTTGTTAACCTCGCGGACGAACACGCGCCCCACGCCCTCAACGCCGGAGACGACGACATCGAGGACGCGCTCCTCGAGGAATCGCAGGGTGAGGAGGTTCTTCACGGTATCTTCAGGGAACACGATACGCATCACCAGCTTCTCGGAGTTGGAGTCGGAGTACACACACTGGAGAATGTGAAGACCAGCGGCGCCCAGCCTGTCCTGAATCATCACCATATCCTGAATATTACGAGCCGCCAGCTCGATATCGTCGAACTCGAGCCGCATCACCCACTTGGACGCACAGTCCGTCTTGCCAGTGGAGAAGCGCTGGTACGTCTGCAGGATCTCGCGGTCCTCCGCCACCACCGAGTCCGTCGTCAATGGGAAGGGATCATAGTACATCCGCACTGACCGTGTAATGTCGCGCACCGTCGTCTGCTGGATCTCGCGCTTCATGATAATCGCCTGCTCGTAACTGTCGGTGTTCCCGTCGTTCTTGAGGTACACGAAGTTCAGCGGCTTCTTGGGATTGCGAGGGATATCCAGCAGCTCCTGAATACGGGGCAGACCCTGCGTGGCACCCGCCTTCACCGTGCCGGCCGAGTGGAAAGTATTCAGCGTCAGCTGCGTCGTCGGCTCGCCAATGGACTGAGCCGCGAGCGCACCCACCATCTCGCCCGCATGCACCTGGCTCTTGATGTAGCGGAACCGCACCTCGCGAATGAGTTCATCGAAGATCGCCTTCGTGAAGCGGTAGTCGATAATGCACCGGCGGGGGGCGAGGTAGAACCGCAGGAGAGAGTGGAAGACACGATTGGGAGCCATCCATGGCTGCTTCATCAGCTTCGTGAGTTCGTCCACGATATAACGGGGAGTGAGATCGGTCTTCGTGGAATAGGGATTGCGGTACTTGTCAATCAACCGCTTCAGGTGAACGGGCGAGAGAACCGAGTCCTTGTTCGTCATCAGGAACACGTGCTTTACCAACATATCGCGATCGGCAATGAGTTCGTCCACCAGATCGGGGACATCTGTCGTCTCTTCCGTCAGCACCGAGCGAACGTCCTCGACGGAGAGCGCGAACGTCTTGTAGATATCGTCGAGCGTCATCAGGCCGAGATTGATGGGCTGGGACTCGACGCATGTCGAATCTGCACCGTCCTCGCCGTAGCGGTACTGAATAATGATCCCCATATTGTTGCGCACCGTACCATCGTGCTCGACGCGCATATCCTCCATCGTCTTCATCATACGGCGCTGGATATAGCCCGTATCGGAGGTCTTGACGGCGGTATCAATGAGACCCTCGCGCCCACCCATCGCGTGGAAGAAGTACTCGGCGGGACGCAAGCCCTGTACGAACGAGGACTCAACGAATCCGCGCGACTCGGCGCCGTCATCGAACTTTGTGAAGTGGGGAAGGGTGCGATCCTGCAGGGTGAACTGCACGCGCTTACTATCAATGATCTGCTGCCCCAGCAGGGCCACCATCTGGGTGATATTGAGGTCCGAGCCTTTGGCGCCCGACTCGACCATTTGCACGAGACGGTTCTCGGGAGGCAGGGTCTCCATCACACGCTTGGAGATCTTGGCCGAGACGTCCTTGAGAGCATGATTAATCTGGTTCTCCAGCTCCTCGCCGTCCGAGCGGCCGCTGTTGTTGAAGAACTTGCCGGCGTGGACATCGGTGAGGATCTCTTGGACGCGCTTGCGACCCTCCGCCAGTGTCGTCGCCACGAAATCCACCGTCTCCTTATTCGACTCGAGGTCCGACGATCCGGTCGAGAAGCCCGTGTGGAGATTGAATTTTGTGACGATGGACTGTACGTCGTTGATGAACTGACCGCACCGCTCGTGACCGAAATCGTTGAAGAGTACGTGGAGAACACCTTCGGACGGAGTGTTGAATGCACCCTTCTTCAAGCGACCCTTCAAGAGAACGCCGTTCTCGATCTTGACGCGCTCATTGAAGTTCATGAGAGGAAAGGCAGCGGAGATGATTTCCATACCCGTATGGTCCTCACCCGTCTTCTTGAACGCCGACAAGGGACGACGTAGCTTGGCGAGAATATTCATCGCCGAGTGCTCGGGAATCTTGACATTGGGGTTCGAGATACGGAAGGCGCCGGTGAGCGTATCCTGCACCATCTGAATGATGGGAGCGTTGGTGCGGGGACTCACGATGAGGCGAAGAACAGAGGCTAGCTGCAGGAGCTCCGTCTCGGCTGCCACCGACTGGGGGAGGTGGAGATTCATCTCGTCACCGTCAAAGTCGGCGTTATAAGGCTTGGTGGCTGAGACATTCAGGCGGAACGTCGATCCAGGCAGAACCTTGACGCGGTGGCACTCCATCGAACCCTTGTGGAGCGACGGCTGGCGGTTGAAGAGAACGTAGTCGCCGTCAATCATGTGGCGATGCACGATATCGCCCTCGTGCAGATCGATGAGTTCGGTGTTGACGTACTTCAGGGAGATCGGACGCCCCGCCTCCTTCAGGAACACAGTCTTGGCACCGGGATACTTCGTACCGTTCTTGACCGTTGCCATCAGACGATCGCGGTTGTAGGGCGTGACAATCTCGGGCTTGGTAAGGTTGGCGGCAATCTCTTCCGGGACACCCAGTTCGTCCACGTCAATATTGGCATCGGGGGTAATGACGGAACGGGCAGAGAAGTCGACACGCTTACCCATCAGATTACCGCGCACGCGACCTGTCTTGGCGCCGAGACGAGACTTGAGGGTCTTCAGCGGACGACCGGACCGCTGGGCGGCAGGGGCCATGCCCTTGATATCGTTGTCGACGTAGGTCGCAACATCGAACTCCAGAAGCTGGGTGCGCTTCTCGATGATATCGCGGTTCTGGCCGCGATCGATCTGTTCGCGCAGGATCTGGTTGCTGCGGACGATATCAATGAGCTTGTGGGACAGATCGTCGTCCATGCGCTGATTGTCCTCCATCATCACGGGCGGGCGAACAGTGAGGGGAGGAACCGCCAAGACCGTACACACCATCCACGCGGGGTGGGAGTACTTGGTGTCAAAGCCCAGAATCTTTACCGTATTGTCCGTCATGTGCTGGAAGCAGCGGAGGACCATCTCGGGCTGGATGGGAACCGACTCGTCTCCGCCCGTGATCTTGCCCTGTAGCGTACATACCGTCCCCTGAATCTTCTCGACCTTCTTGAGAACCTGCGTCCCGCAGGTCGCACATACCCCAGCCTTGTTGCGGAAGGCTTTGGTAATATAGTCGACCGACCGGCTGCGAATGTCCGAAAGACGGTCCATGCCCTTCAGCTCGGAGTTCAGGTAGACTTCCTCGTTAAAGGTGTCATGGCCGGCAATGTAAAGCGTAGAGCAGTTGATGCATACGCAGTTGAGGGTCTTGATCGTGTAATCGAGGAACTGGTAGAGGTATACCGGACGGGCCAGAGTAATGTGGCCGAAATGCCCCTGGCACTGGAGATTGGTGTGCTTGCAGGTGGGACACACCTTTCCGCTCTCGATCACCCCCAGCCGCGCATCAAAGACACCGCCGGGAACGGGGTTGTTTCCCTGATGGGTCTTGTCGGTAATGACTTCCACCACCGATCGGCGGAGGATTTCCTCCGGAGAGGTAATACCGAACTGGATACCCACGATCGACATTGTATTCTTATTAGAGTATCTCGTAATATCTTTTAGCGATCCGTTCTGAGCGAATATTTCCAAGTTGAGTATAACGATCCGGATGTACCTCTACAAAACTCGGCTGACGGAAGCTCAAATTAAAGCATACGAACAGCCCAAAGGAACACGAAACCCAGAGTGCGGTGGAGGAATTAACTGTGCGTTCTGTGCCCTCAAGATGCTTGATGTCTACAACAAGGAGTTTGCCGAACAGGGAAGCAATATGTGCGTTCCCCGTTATAGGTTGGGAGATATCATAAGAACCGACGAACACATTGCCGTCATTCAGAAGATTATAAAGGACGTGTATGGTGAAAATCACGAATTCGATGTTCGACATTTTCCGGGAATCCCGAACGAAATTCTTACAATCATCGCGTCTGAACTAGGTCCTTCTGAAGCGTGTTATTTGGTGTACGGAAACTCCGCACCAGCCAAAGGAACTCATGCAGTCGTTTTTCGGAGGGCGGACGATGGAACACTCGAAATGATCGATCCCCAGCGCGGGCGGAAGGACGAAGGAACTCCGTACGGAATCACAGATAAATATGCCAAAGAGCTGGATGATCTTGGTGGACGCGTTGACGTCACGGATAACTATTATCGGGTGCGGGGGGATAAGGCGATTGCGTTTGCGATGAAAGCGCAATCGGTTGCGTTCGGGTACTGGAAAACGATGGAAGAATTTGATAGAGAATTTGCCAGAAATCCGGCGGTGTTTACTATCGGAACGCTGCTGATTGATTCTATGATCAAGACCACCAAGATGGAGTTGGATGAACCTGCTCCTCCGCCGAATATGAAGATGGAGGTGGATATGCAGGGTGGTGCCAGTAAGATCCCCCGAGAAACGTTCGCCAAACTTTGGAAGGATCACAACGATGCGATAGAGACACAGATGAATATACTTATTGGGAAATTAGGGGTGAATGCATATGAGGAAAAAAACAAGGCTCTCAGACTCAAAGAGGCGTTCCTTGTACGAATTAAAGATATTGAATGGGAAAGTGGTCGAGATATCCATCTTGGTCCCGCCGAGTTTATTGAGCGTTTTTTCCTGCTAGGACCTGCTGAAATCGGTGCGATTCTTCGTGTGAAAGGAGATACCAAACCAGATGCAGTTTACGAAGTAGAAGAGGAAGAAGAGGGAGACGAAGACGAAAAAGAAGGAAGTGATGATAAAAGTTCTAAAACTGGAAGTACTGGATCAAAGAAGTCAAAGGATAGAGTGCGTAAATTTTTTAACAAGGAAAAAGATACCGCCCAATGCGAGAAGGCCAAACTACTGGGAGCAAACGTCACAGACTACTGCTACATATGCGGATTTGAAATCCAAGATTATAAAAATCCCAGATTCAAGGGAGAGGAGGCACCTCACAAAACACGGGAATGTGAACATATCTTGCCCGCGTTTACGATATTAGGACACGGTGGTCTCATCACGAAATCTTTCGACGAAGATGCCGAAACTCCTGAAATAAAGGCCATATTTACATCCGAATACGCGAATTCTCACCGCTGTTGCAATCAGATAAAAAAGGCTTCCATATGGATCAAGTATGATCCTACGAAACAATTATCCTCAACCTTAGTTGTTGACCGGAAAGAGTTAAGTAAAACACTGCGAGAAATAGCAGGATCCGATAAACACGACTGTAAAGCCGTGTTCAACAAACCGCTTTCAAAGGAGTGGGTAGACAGACGAGAAGAGTTTATCGCAGAAAAGGTGCTAGAACCGCTTCGCCTAAATATCATGAAAAATATGGATGCAGACCCTGAAATATATTATGGGCAATTCCGATATCGTCAGGTCAAAGCTATTGCGGGACTAACACCTAAAGTATTAGCAAGCGTTTTTTTGGGTGTGGGAGATGCCGCAAAGGTAGCAGCAGAAGCACTTGAACAGATCAGACTGAGCCAGAAAAAGTATCCTGCGGCTAAAATTGGACCACATTTAAAAAAATTACTGATACCGGAAATTCTGCAACAAAAGTTTCAAGCGATCTTTAAGACGATGACGGTAGGTATTTCTTTCGATGAGATACTTACCAAACTTAGAGTTAACAACCCAAATATGCGCGCACCACGAAGTCTAGAAAAGTATCTGTTCGGCCTTCTTGATAAAAAGAAAATAGCGAGTATTGTTACAGCTGCGATAAATGGTATAGGAGGTAAGAGTCTTAACGAGGAGGAAAAGACAACACTGGTAAACAAGACCGGAGTAAGATTAGCAGTGAACTTATTCAGCAACTGAAAGATAAACTTGGGCCCGAAGGATTGATATCTGAATCTGGAGTGATTGTGGTAGAAAATGAAAGTAAATCTGAAGAACGTCGGCTTGGGGGCGGCGGCGACGAAGAACTTGGTAATTTAGATGATGCATATGATTCACTCATCGAAGACATTAAAGAGGATATTGAAGAGGCTGAAACCGATTGGAAGGCGTGGTTGGCGGCTTCTCCCTACGAGGGAACACGTAGTCGTGGACCGGCTCCTCCCGTCGAAGTCGGAGTTAGGAATACACTTGTTCTACCGGAGGGTGAAAGACTAGAGGCTGGGGAGGTCGCAGCCCTCATTGCGGGTGAACCAACGAGAAAAAGACAGCGCACTGAGGGAGGTGGACACATCGACATCTCCGTTCATCAGGGAGGTCGGCGTGTAATAGAGGTCGATTACGTCTGACGAGCAGCGTAGGCAAGTTTAAACAGTTCTGAATCAAGTTTGATATCCTCGACGCCCAACGTAGTTTCGAGGAAATCAATGAGAGCGGCATACTCCTTCCCTTCCTGCGCCAGGAACACCTTGAGTTCCTTGATCTTGTGATCGTCTAGCCAGTTCAGGAGAAGGCGGACCATTCGGTCGTATACCAGCTTGTCTGCGAATGTCACGGGTCTATTTTGACGAGTATACGATTCTAGTGCCTGCATCTATGTGTACTCTTACTTATTCTTCATTGAGGTTTTACCGCATTGGAGTCCTCTGGAGTCTGCATATCGCTAGGCGTGGGGAAGTAGGGAACATAGGACTTCCAGATCGTGAACGCAAAGACTGCGAACCCAATAAGGCCGAGTAGAATAGAGGTCCACGAGATGCCGAACATTTATCTGTATACCCCAAAAGGATTTAGGCAATCTAGACTCAAACATACGTGGGCGGGGATAGCAAAGCTTGGTTAATGCGGGCGTCTTAAGAACGCCTGGAGTAATCCTCGTGGGTTCAAATCCCACTCCCCGCAACCCCAACACCTGTAGTTCAGTGGTAGAATGAGGCGCTTCCAAACTTGGCGTAACGCTTTGACCCGTGTTCGATTCCCGGCGGGTGTATCTGGTTTGTTTGTTTTTTTGAAATCTGGATAGGTTCCAAAAAAACGAATTACCTCCCGATGCAGGATAAGAAAGGCACAGGATGCCGCACATTTACGTTCTCGAACTGACCGAGAAAAACTACTTTATTGGTCGATGCGAAGATTCGGAAGATCTCAACGAGAAACTGGATAACCACTTTCTCGGCAAGGAAGAGATGCTGGACCGGTTCAAAAAACTTATAACCTTGCCGGTCGTCAAAGTGGATAAGATTATACGCGATATCACTCCGAAAGGTGAAACGGACTGTATTCTTGCGTACATCGAGTTATACGGAATGCTGAAAGTCAATACAAACCTGTACTGTTACCGGTGCGGACACGTCGGACATTACAAACGGAACTGTCTGGCCCGATGGCACAAGAACGACTTTGAACTGGAGGATTAGTTTAAATCTGCCTAAGACATAATATGCCGTCGAAGACTCGCAAGGCGCGTCGTCGAACACTGAAGAAGCGGAAGACGCGGGGGGGAGAAAAGCGAGCATTCAAGATTCCCGAGACGTACAAGCGCTACCCGAATAGCGCAGTTGATTGGGAGAAGAGGGTGCGATCGGCCAAGCGTTAATTAGTAAATCTGTGTGCCGAACGTGGTAGGAGTGTACTTAGGATGCGGGGGAAACGCCGCGTACTCTGCCCTGCGCACGGCCTCATACAGCTCATTCACTTTCTTATTTGCCGCTCGGTATTCCTCGTTAGTACCGGTCGCGTTCACCCTCTGAAGCTCCTTCTGACCCTCTTCATAGTCGCTCTTGGCTTTCAGGTACGCCTCGTACTTCTCCTTACTAACGGGATCTACGCCGCCGCGCCTAGACCTGCTAGCCCTGCGGGTCTTGCGCGCGGTCTTCTTCAGCTTACGAGTCAGGCGCTTTCCACGACGAGCCATTTTCTTTAACGCAGATAATTATTGTATGTGTCGGGACAAGAATGGGGTCCCGTCAATCCAACACCTCATGGTGCTGGAGTCCTCGCCAACGGTGTCCGGAACATACTCCACCCACCAAGAGAAAGACGTTTGAGGAGGAGGCAGAGGAAAGGATGGCGAGAAAATGGTGGGTAGAACATCGATGGTTATACGTGGAAGGCCGAGATCCCAATATTCTGGGAATTGGAGATTGCGATAGATCGGACAACCCGAAATAAAAGATCAAAACGGATCCGCCCGGCCCCAGACGTTTGGAGACCATACAATCGAGCAATCACCAATCAACACCCAAGATGAGCAACACAACCAATTCCAAGTTTATTGATCAACTAATGCTGAATGTTATGGGGCTTGATGGGTTCATCCGTATGGAGTATGAGGAATTGTACTCAGAGCTCCTCCCTCCCCCCGAGACCCACCGCCCTCTGCCGCTCACTGACGAACAAATCAGCGAGAGGGGCGAGGCGTACTGGACGTACCCTCTCCGCCTCCAGTATTATGAGGAGAAGTGCTATGCCGCATTCGAGAAGTGGAATCGTAAGTGTTTGGAAGGGCTGAGTACTACTGAACTGAACCATATTGTCTGGATTACCGATAAGATGGTAAACTACTCCCTGAAACTCATGGACGAAGAGGTAGGTGCATGGTGCGATGCGTGTGCCTTCTTCTTCGACGAGGACAAGAATCTCGTCATCACGAACCCTCGCTAAATCTAACATCATCTAAACCCGGTCTTTTTTTAGCCTCTAGATACAATGGCAACATCGTCTCAGACGCTCACTCTATCTGGAGACAAACTCGAACACCTTCGTACACTATCTGGCTGGATTAATTCGTTGGCGGACAGTCCCGAGACAAAGGGAAAACTTGTGCTTCACCGCAATGAGTTTCCGGGCGACAGTGTGAAGTGGCAGTTCCTGAGGGATCTCTTCAAGGATGGCAATATGGGGTACATTGAGGACGATAAGCTCATCGTTGATGGGTCGAAGGGGTACACTCCCAGAAACCTA